CCTCTCCTTTCGCCTCGGTTCCATGGTGTGTCGAAGGCACTGAATAGTGCTACTCTAGTCACGTAGGAATCGGTTTGAGAGTGAGGTTCTTTCTAAATTAATTTCTCATTATAATGAGAAGTTTAATCTAAGTCCTATTGTTTTCACAAGTAGGGCTGGTTTCCGTGCGCCGTTAATTCGGGACACTTGAGATCGTCTTATAAGTAAGTTTTTACTCTTAACTCAACGAGGAGGTTGCATATGTCAAAGTCCGTAAGTAAAAGCGAACTAATCGAGAGATTGTCGATGATGACGAAGCGTTACAACAAGTCTGGTTCCTCTTGGAACTACGCTTGGAATGACTTTCAAAATTTCGACTATAATTATTACTCGGAAGGTGCGACTAATATGTCGCGGACATGGGATAATGCAACTTCGTTGAGAGACGCGTCTAGTAAAATAGATAAGTCTAATTGGCCTTTCGCGGAAGTTGTCGTAACTGTCCCGAAGGGCCCCCGTTTGACGTACAAAATACTTGATAAAAAGGGTAGATCGATCTGGGCTCGAGAGCCCGTTCGCATTACACTTATAAAACAAGTACCACCAAAGAGAGCTAAAAAGAGAAAAGTACCGCTTAACAGCGAGACCCCTCCAAATATGCTCAATTTTGTCCAGACCAAATACTCACGAGGAAGCACAGGTGTTGTGGAAGTAAACTACAACAACGAGGCAAAAGACGTGATAACGGGTCATTTATGGACCAATTTCAGAGTTCTTCTGATGAACGGGTGGAGTATTAATAACGGACAGTGGCACAATCCCGGGTTTGTATCCGAGATAGAAGCCGCTACCAACAGTGCACTTGACATAGCACTCGGGAGATTCTATGCGAAAGCAAAAAACTCAAACGAAAACTTTGCACAAGACATTGCTGAACGCCGTCAAACTGTTAGGATGTTCTCTGATAGTGTTGTTCGTCTTGCGAAAGCTCTTCGAACATTACGGCGTGGTGATCCAAAATCAGCTCTTAAAGCACTTCTACCTAATAATCCTCGCGGTGTTGCAAGCGATTGGTTAATGTTTCAGTACGGGATCAAGCCTCTCGTCAATGGTATTGACGGGATAGCAAAGACCCTTGCTGAGAATAAGCCGATTGTATTCGACATTACGGCGAGTGCTACGGTGAAGGTGCCTGAGTTTGAAAAAGAGGTTCTAGGGAGTCTGGGTTATGTTGTTTGCCCAGGTTCGGTCAGAGTCTCCGGTGAGGTCACCGTGAAATATAAGAGTAGAGTTCAGGTGCAACCATCTGCAATTCCATTCTTTAAGGAGTTAGGCTTTGGAAACCTACCCCTGTTAGCCTGGGAACTCATCCCGTTTTCATTTGTTGCTGATTGGTTTGTACCAATTGGGCAATTCCTGAGTACGTTAGATGCGTTTGATGGGTTAATGGTTCGTTGGACCACGAGAACAGTCTTTAAGAAACAGAAGACGATGCTCGTACGACAGTTTGGCGGCACCGACACAACGTCGGGCTATACGTGGATTACAAGTCCTGCATCGGCCTTCATATCGACAGAAAGGATATCGTGTGTCCGTGAACTCATAAGTTCACCGCCGCCCGTGTCTCTACCTAGATTGAAGGACCCTGTGTCGGCAACCCACTTAAGCAATGCCGTCGCCCTTGTTATACAATTGGCTAAAGGTAAGAAAAGTTAATTCCTTTTACCAGCTGATTTATGACATTTCCTTAACACTTTCATGAAGGAAAAATCATGCCCGCATTCGCGAGTATTATCTTAAAAGACTCAGCTGCCGCAAATGTTACCTTCGCACCACAAAGTATCGATGCGAATGGTGTTGCAAGATACACTGGAACATCGAGCGACTCCGCTACCGCTGGTAGTGTGACAAGCTTTGACTCCAAGCGTTTTGCATCATCGAGTGTGTCGATGCCGAAGAACGGCTCGAAGGTGGTACGTGTAAAGCAGAAAGTTGGAGTTCCCGTCTTTACGGCGGTGACACCCTTCACTAAAATCGGTGATGCTGTCTGCAATATCGAATGGGTTCTCCCTGTTGACGCAGGTCAAGGAGATCTCACAGATTTGAAGGCGCATGTCATTGACATGGTAACTTTGTCTCTGACTACCGACGCAGTGACGTCATTTCAACCTGTCTATTAATACCAGACAGGCATAATAACTTATCTATTAGTTTTAAGTAAGTTAAATGACGACTTATTTTCTTTGTTATCACAAGAGGATCGATTATGTTTATAAACAAATCGCTGCAAGATGTATCCATCTTCAACTTCTTTGAAGCACTCTCATGTCCACGCTCCCTGACTTGTTGGTTGATGTATGTTCATGGTGAACACTCACAACTTGCGAGTCTTGAATGGGACCCACTGTGTTACAACACAGCCCAGTCGGCGGCTGATAGTCTTGCCTCTACAAAATTTCTTGCAAAAGCAACATTTCTTGAGACCGGAAACGATCTCCGAGAGAATGCAATTACGAAATTTCTAGAGGCAGAAGATATGTGTCGAAAGACGAATAGAGATCTTTATAAACGCGAAGCCAGCGACGGTCAGTTTTACAACCTAAGCATTGGCACTCGAAAGTTGATTGAAGATATTCTCGGTTCAGTAGACCCATATGCAATCATAGAAGGTTGTAATTGGGGCCCTGGTGCGACTACAAAAATAAAACGTCGCGACAGTTGTTTTCCAAGAAAGTTTCTGTCTGAGACAGAGATAACAAAAGTTTGCTACGATTTCGTGCAGCCGTGGTGGGAAAAAGCGTACCCAAGCTGGGTACCTAAATTTTCTATACGCGATTGCTCGAAGATCGTCACCGTTCCGAAGAACGCGAAGACTGACAGAACCATCGCCATCGAACCAGGAATAAATCTCTGGTTGCAGAAGGGCGTTGGGACTGTCATTCGACACAGACTGAGGAAATTTGGGGTTGATCTATCGAGGCAGAATCACAACCAGAACTTGAGTCGTCTGGCCGCCAAGTATAATAAATTGGCGACTGTAGACTTCTCGATGGCCAGTGACACTATCTCAAGACGTACAGTGGAGCATTTACTGCCTACAAGGTGGTACGCTCTCCTAAGTGCTCTTAGATCACCATACGGACTGCTGAATGATACTCGGATTGTTTTCGAGAAATTCAGTAGTATGGGAAATGGCTTCACCTTCGAGTTGGAAACGCTCATATTTTTTGCAGCGGCTGTCACAGTTTGTAAAAGCCTTGCAATTGACGTTACCGTCTCAGTTTATGGAGATGATGTTATTATACCAGCCGCTGCTTACGATCTTTACGTTAACTACTGTAGACACTTAGGCTTTACGACGAATTCGTCAAAAAGTTACTCTGACGGATACTATCGAGAAAGCTGCGGTGCTCATTGGTGGAATGGCGTAGACATCAAACCAATCTTTCTAAGAAAGGAATGTGATGGTAACACCGCGATTATCAAACTTGCGAACAGTGTTCGAGTTTTTAGTCACAATCGTGCTAGCCGCAATGGCTATTCTGGTTGTGATATTTCTCTTTACAACACTTGGATCGCACTTGTCTCCGCTCTTGGTGGCTTAGTAAAAGCTCCCAAGGTCTGTCTGGGATATGGTGATGCTGGACTCATCTGTAATTTCGATGAGGCTGACGGAACTGTATCTCGGGCAGGTTTTAGCAGGAAGACACACGGATGGGAAGGATACTTCACACGTGTTTGGGTCGCTCAACCGAAGACAAAATACTTCGATTGTCACGGATTGCTGCTTACAAAGTTGCAGTCGATTGGAAAAGCAATTGTTATCGACAGCTATATTGAAGATAACATACGCGAAGCAGCCGGTTTGGGAAATGAAACTCCCTTACCAGGCCGTATAACGTATGCGCGAAAGCGTATATTGATTCCAGTGTGGATTGACATCGGTCCCTG